ACTGTTTCCCAAAATACGATAAACCTGATTTAAAAAACCGCACAGTGCTTGATTTTTTTTGGCGTTGCTGTGTTTGACAGACTGTGCCAATGTTGTTATAATGATAGTATGATTACCAACACCTATCAAGAGGTCATCCGCAAAGTCAAAGTGATTTACGAAAAGTCTTTGGAATTACAACAGATTATCAATCAAGTGCCCTGCACAGTGACCGAAAATGAATTACATTATCTTATCAACGACATACAGGCTTTGTCAAGAGAAGTGGCCAATACCTACAACCTTATACAAAAATGATTATATCCATCACAGGCGGCAAGCCTAAACTCAAAGATCTAGCAGAAAGCATGATTAGATATGCTGCTGATCTACTGATGGATAAAAAACTCATTAAAAAATTAACAGTGGATTTGGAATTCAGCAGGACTTTGTACAAAGATGATGCCATGCTGGCTGAGATAGACTTTGATGACAGGCTTAAAAAACCTAAAGAATTCACCATCACTGTGGACAGCACAGTGCCCATGAGACGCATTATGGAATCCATTGCCCACGAGATGATTCATCTCAAACAATATGCCACTGGCGAAATGCAAGACACAGATAGGTCTGAAGTGGTCAAATGGAAAGGGTTGGACATTAATCTACAACAATGGGAGTATTGGGATCGACCATGGGAGATAGAAGCTCATGGCAAAGAGTTGGGCATTTTCATTAGATGGGCTGAACATCACAATCACAGCAAAGAATCTTGGACACAGGAGCAATATGTCTAAAACACAGAATAAAACTCCCAGTTTACACAAGTTTTTTTATTCAGTTTTAACAATAATGCTGATATTGATGTTGCTTTGCCTGTGGGGAATACTTAAATAGTGATGAAACATTTGGTGTGCTACTATGAAAAAATCCAGTGCATTTGCTCATGTCAATAGGATCAAACGTGCCTGTGAACGTCACAGTCATATAAAGAATTTTTATCCCACACTGAATCAAACCAAATATTGGTTTGGAATCCTCAACAAAGAAATTTTTGATTCCAAATTGAAAAGACCACGCATCACTGTGAGTCAAAAGAAACAAGTGATGGGACAATGTGTGGCCCACTGGGACAGCAGGATTGCAGGACGCAGAGGCGAATGGGATCAAAAAAAAATACCCTATCACAATCCCACCATGCATTATCTAATAGAAATGCATCACAAGTTTAACACTTGGAGAGATTATATCGAAACACTGGCTCACGAAATGGTACACTTGTATCAAATGACAGTGACCAAAGATCCCACAGCCAATCACAATGACAGCTTCTATGCTTGGAAGAATCGTTTCAAAAAGTTTGGATTAAATCTAAGTAGATAACTCTTATTTATCAAGATTTGGATTTGTCAGGTGTTCTAGGGTGATTATTTCATCTTTTGGTAAAACTTCTGACTCTGATGTGTTCTTCGCAAAAGATTTGCTTTTTGTCCACGATTTATAAGACATTTCCTTGTCCGCTTTGGCTTCTATTCTTCTGATCTGTCTTAAACTCTTTTTGGACATACAATACTTATCTCTAGGTTGACTTAGGCACCAAATAGTGCTATATTTTAGTATATTTAACACAAACTAGAAAACATCGAATGAAAGTTGAAGTAAGAAACAACAATGTGGAGAAAGCTCTGCGTATTCTCAAGAAGAAGCAGAAACGTGATGGTTTTTTCCAACTGCTCAAGGAAAAAGAATTTTATTCCAAGCCCAGTGAGCGAAAACGTGAAGAGCGCAAGAAGAACATTGCCAACTGGAGACGAGCTAAGAAACTTAGAGATCAGCTGAGATAAAAGATGAAATGGTTAACTTACAAGTTGCCAGAACATCTTGTGATACATTATGGCATCATGCTGATGTTAATCACTGTGATAATGCCTGTGTTTTTTTTAGATAGAGATTTGGATTCTTGGGGGTATTTTAGTAATTTTATAATTTTTGATATAATTTATTACATTTGTTTTGAAAAATTTCGCTTTACAATTGACGACTAAGATAGTATAATACAAGTATGAATCAAACAAATTCTTTGGACAAAGTTTCTGTGTATTGTTCTGACACTGATAAAACAGTGCTAGCAGAAGTGTTAGAATTTAAACCTAGACAATTTTTAAATGTGGCCGTGGAGCGATCCATTAGACTCACTATGCGATATGATGCCAAGCACAATCAATATGTGGGCAACATGGCCAATCTAGAATTTACTTCGAAAGGACCCAAATAATATGCCATCATTGGTGCCCATAGTTATAGAACAAGAAGCCAGAGGCGAACGATCCTACGACATATACAGTCGACTGCTCAAAGATAGGTTAGTGATGTTGGACACAGATGTGAATCCAATCAGTGCCAGTCTTATAGTGAGTCAACTTTTATTTTTAGAAAGCGAAACAGTCAAACCCATACACTTCTACATCAATTCTCCAGGAGGATTGGTCACAGCAGGTTTGGGCATCTATGACACCATGCAATATATCAAATCACCTGTGTACACCTATGTGATAGGTCAGGCTTGCTCTATGGGCAGTCTATTAGCACAATCAGGTGCACCAGGACACAGATACATGCTGAAACATGCTAGACACATGATACACCAACCATCAGGTGGCACTCAGGGTCAAGCCACAGACATACAGATTCATGCTCAAGAGATCCTTAAACTGAAAAAGGAACTCACTCAGATCTACGTCACACACAATTCCAAAGGCAAAACCTTTGATCAATTGAGTGCTGACATGGAGCGAGACAAATTTATGAATGCGCAAGAGTCGCTTGAGTATGGATTGATAGATAAAATTCTATCTAAAAAAGACTAAAAAACGGAGGACCAACTATGAAAAATACATTGACTAGAACCAAAAATTCTAGTAATATATTAACAAGATTATTTAGAAGCTTTGCTTCTGATAATACAACAACTAGAAAACAAGAAGGAGTCATCTCAATGAGAAGATCAACTAGTATACAAGACAGAGTAGAAGCCGCTTTAGAAGCTGGCGAAGCTCTTACAGCAGCAGCCATCAAAAATAGATTTGGTGCCGCTAACCCAGGTGCAGTAATTCAAAGCCTAAGATTCAAAGGCTTCCCAGTATTCTTAAACACAAATAAGAGAACTGGCGCAAAAGTTTACAGAACTGGCAAAGCCCCAAGAAAAGTTATTGGTGCTGGCTATCAAGCAATCGCAAAAGGCTTGATCAACGTAGAATAATTTCTACTTCTGTTAGTTAGGAAAAGGGTGGTTCTAGTAGCCGCCCTTTTTCATTTGTGCAAATCCTTTGTAAGTCATTGATTTTATTGACTTTTAAAGGTTAAACACAAGAAATATAATTTGACTTTTGAATTCAAAGAAGTTATTATATATATACATTAGGCAAAATACAACTTAGGCAAACAACCATAGGCAAACATATGAAAAAACAAATATACGTGCTAGAAGGCAGTTATAGAAGTAAGAAGATAGAAAATCAAGTATTCGAAATGGTCAAACCATATCATCCATATCCGCACAAACCAGGTGGCTTCGTCACAGTCAAAGTGGAAGATATCAAAGAATTTCCAGGTGCCACAGACAAAGAGATCAGAGTATCTGTGGAATCTGAATCGCAATTGAGAGACAAAGCACCAGAAGCTCCCAAAGAAGAGAGCGATACAGAAGTGGTAGAAAGATTAAGAAAAAGATTCGACATATTAACAGACATGACCAAAGCCTGCAAAAGAGGCGATGTGAGAGCAATGATTGTGTCAGGACCTCCAGGCGTGGGTAAATCCTTTGGAGTAGAAGCAGTGCTACAAAAACATGATATCCTAGCCACACTGGGCGACAGCAAACCCAAGTATGAAGTGGTCAAAGGTGCTATGAGTGCATTGGGCTTGTATTGCAAACTGTATCATTTCAAAGAGAAGGACAATGTGTTGGTGTTTGATGACTGCGACAGTATATTATTAGAGGACTTATCTTTGAACATATTGAAGGCAGCATTGGATTCCAAAAGAACTAGAAGAATTTGTTGGAACACAGAAGCATACAGATTGAGAGAAGAAGGTGTGCCCAGCAGTTTTGAATTCAAAGGTTCGGCCATATTCATCACCAACATCAAATTTGACAATGTGAAGAGTAAAAAACTAAGAGACCATTTGGAAGCATTGGAGTCCAGAAGTCACTATATTGATCTCACAATTGATACCATTAGAGAAAAGATATTGAGAATTAGACAGATTGTCACAGATGGTATGTTGAAAGAATATGAATTGACTCCTGAAACTGAAAATCAGATAGTGGAGTTTGTGGTGGAGCATCAACGCAGACTGAGAGAGATCAGTCTTAGAACTGTGCTGAAGGTAGCAGATTTGGCCAAAGCATTTCCCAACACTTGGGCAGAAACTGCCGCTCATACCATATTAAAACCTAGATAGTATCCATGAGAACACAACCACAAGAAGTAATTGCTAAACTGGAAGCAGACAACAGCAGATTGGCCAAAGAAGCCATTCTGTTGTCCGCTATGAAAGAAGGCCTAGATGAATTCTTTGAAGGTGTGCGTATGTGTTTGGACAAACTGTACACTTTTGGAGTGAAGCAAGTGCCTGAAAAAGACACAGTTATCCAAGGTCAAGGCTGTGAATGGAAGATATTCAAACAGTTGGCAGAGCAACTGCATCGTAGAGAACTCACAGGACATGCCGCACGTGATGCTATCAACCTTGTGATGAGTTCAGCCACAGCAGAACAATGGAATGGTTTTTACAGAAGAATACTGATCAAAGATTTAAGATGTGGAGTCAGCGAAAAAACTGTGAACAGTGTGGCCACCAAGAACAAATTTAAACAATATGAAGTGCCAGTGTTCACTTGTCAATTGGCACATGACAGCGCCAATCATGAAAAGAAGCTGGTAGGCAAAAAGATGTTGGAAGTTAAACTGGATGGAGTAAGGGTGATCACTATTGTGTATCCAGATGGCAAAGTGGACATGTTCAGCCGCAATGGCAAAGAGTTTACCAACTTTGGACACATCGCAGAACAGATATCGCAAGTGGTCAAGAAAAGCCCACCACCTTATGCTGTGGTGTTGGATGGTGAAGTGATGAGTGAAAACTTCCAAGACTTAATGAAGCAGGTACATCGCAAAGAATCCGCAGGTGCTTTGGATGCTGTGTTGCACTTGTTTGATTTTTTACCATTGTCTAATTTTATGGAAGGCTATTGGGATAAGAAGCAGTCGGACAGAACTGCTATGGTCAAGGCTTGGTACGATGAGCATAAAACCAATTTAAACGCCGTCACAGTGCTGGCACATGAGATTGTGGACTTAGACACTGTGGAAGGACAAAAGACCTACACAGACGTTAATAAGAGGGCAGTAGCAGGTGGATATGAAGGCATCATGATCAAAGACATGGATGCTCCATATGAATGCAAAAGAAGCCATGCTTGGTTGAAGTTGAAACCATTTATTGAAGTGAGCTTGACTGTGAAATCTGTGGAAGAAGGCACAGGCAGGAACGTGGGCAAACTGGGAGCATTCATTGTGGAAGGCACTGACGATGGCAAATTTATTAAGACCAATGTGGGGTCAGGATTGACTGATGAAGAAAGAGATGAGTTTTGGAAGGATAAAGATTCACTGATTGGGCAAGTGATTGAAGTGAGAGCAGATGCAGTAACACAGAATCAAGATGCTGTGAATGAATATTCGTTGAGATTTCCTAGATTTATGAAGTTCAGAGGCTTTGCCAAAGGAGAAAAACTGTGAGTGAACTGGAGATCATCAAAAAAGCAATGATGGAAAACAAAAAACTATTTTTGAGTGAAATGAAACAGCTGAATGACAAAGTGGATGCTTTGAATACTAAATTAAGCAAACACATATCATTCATTGAACAGGTGTATGCTCCGTTGAGCAACAGCATAGATAAATTTAAAAAATTATTCAAATGAAAAACATATTCAAACACATATTGCCTGAACTGTTTGATGTAGACACTGCTTTTAATAGTTCATTGCCTAAGGTCACTAGATTTCAAATACTGATGGTTCTTGCCACTATGTGGGCTTTTATATTTGCACTTATTACTGCAGAATTCATACATTTCGGCATTAATGTGACCACCAGTGTGATTGCCCATGCTTTGGTGATAGGTGGTATTATCTTCACAAGAAAAAAACTAAATCAAAGGATTGACGGCTACAATGGCAGAGCACAGGGTGGAGAACACGAATGAAAAAATACACTGTGGATATTGCCGTGGGTGACTATGTGGCAGTGGGTCGTTTTAGAAACGTGACCACGCAGATTAAGGATATCACAGTGGATGATCACGGTCAACCCATCATACACACCAACAAAGGCCCTAAAAAATTATTCAGGTGCAGACTGACCAAACTGGAACCTGGCAGTAAAACACCACGCCAAATATTACAGGAGAAAAAATGAATCAAGACATCACACTGTTGATGGGCATCATACTGTTGATGATGTTGGGTGTAGTGTTGGGGTGGTATCTGTGTGAAAGATGGTATTCCAAACGAATTCTTATCATACTGGAAGAGTGTAAAAAATTAAATGCTGCCACCATCACACTGTGGCAAGACATACTGAAACACAAAGAAAAAACTCAACAAGATCAAGACAACACATCGAAATAGGTTGATTTTATGCTCAAATGGCTATATAGCTGTTATAGCATGAGTGATACCATAGAAAAATATAGACCCAGCATCCAAGACAGAATCGCAGAAAGAGTGCGTGAAATAGTTGTGCCAATAGAAGACTGGTTGGAACGATTGATCACCATGCCTGATAGATTCAATCCTGAAACATTTGAATTGATAGAACATTTCAAAAAAGAAAAAGTGGGTGGAGTACATGCTCGTAAAATAATGGAGATGTATGAAACACAATACAAAGAGTACAAAGATTTATTGGAACTGAGAAAGAAAAATTTAAAATTTTCTGACATAGATGAAGAAGGAGAGGGTGATTCTGAAGAACGACAACTGCTGGAATCATACGAAGACGTCAGCAATGAAGTGATAGAAAAAGGTATCAAAGCTCACGACAACATATTCAAAGCCTGCGATTATATGATAGACATGGCCAATGCCAATCGCAAACCACGCAAAAAGAAGCCCATCAGCAAAGACAAGTTGGTATCTAAACTGCAATACTGCAAACAAGACACCAAGTATAATTTAACAAGCATTGATCCCAAAGACGTCATCACTGCTGAACAACTGTGGGTGTTCAACACAAAAACTAGAAAATTGGGCATGTATGTGGCCAGTGTGTTGGATCCTAGGGGTCTTAACAGAGAGGGCACAGGATTAATGGTAAAAGGCACTTCCGTACAGGGATTTGATCCAGTCAAAAGCAAGCAAAAAACACTGAGAAAGCCTGAAGAACAACTGACTGAATTTATGAAGTGTGGACCTGTTAAATCCAAGACTTTTTTCAGTGAAATTAAGAGCATGGAAATCACACTCACAGGACGCATCAATCCTGACACCATATTATTAAAAGTTTAGATATAAATAGTAGTATGTCAAAATCCATTGAACGCAATATAGCATCAGTTAATAAAGGAGCAGATGAATTCACCACTGGTTTAAAACAGTTGGCACAATCTGCAGCGGATGCCATCAACAACAAACATATTCAAGAAAAACCCATTGAATTCTTTGGCACAGCAGACAACAGCATTTACAACAAAGGATTACAGTGGACTGGAGTGGGTCAAACCAAGTATTTTAATTTGCAAGGTAATCCAGACAGAATATGGAGCAATGTAAACATAGATCTTAAATTAGAAAATTCATACATGATAGACAACACACCAGTGTTGACCGTGAATGAATTGGGTCGCACAGTGACCAAATCTAATCTGCGTCAAGTGGGCACCCTGAACAACTTGGTGGTGTCTGGCAACTTGAATGTGAGTCAATTCATAATATTTGATTCAGGCATGAATAGATTGGGTGTGGGCACAGAAACTCCCAACGCCACATTATCAGTGGCCAGCAACACTGTGGAGTTCATTGTGCAACCAGGAGTATCCTCAGCAGACATAGGCACTCATACCAACAGCGGATTAAACATCAAGACTGACAGCACAGACAGAATCACCATCACTGCCAATGGCAATATCACATTGGGATTGCAAGGCAACACTGAAACCAAGATCAATATGTATGGCAGAGTGGGCATAGGCGTGACCAGTGTGGAATCAGATGTGAGTTTGAGTACTTCAGGCGCAGTGAAATTTCAAAACAAAAAATTCGAAGTGGGCAATGCAGCACCAGTGACGGGTTCATACACTGTGGGAGACATCATTTGGAACAGTGCTCCATCAGCCAATCAATCCATTGGTTGGGTGTGTGTGGCCACAGGCAATCCAGGACAGTGGAAATCATTCGGCACCATATCAAACTAACCTAAGTGCTCATCACATCTTTGAGATACTTTTTACTCCAATAGCTGTAATAATTCTTAGATCGCAAAAAATTTCTAGCATTTTCCAATTTGGATCTCTTCTGACACAGTATTAAATTGTACAGTCCGTTGTTGGTGCGCACATCTTTGATATTGGTTTCTGTGTCCCAATGATCTGCAAGAAAAACATATTCTTTGTGAGTGTCATTCAATTGATCGCACAACTCATACATGTCTTTCTTTTTCATGCGAAATTCTTTAAGATACAACAGCACATCCACAGTGTCCAACAAAGGTTGATCCCGTTCAAACTTTATGGGTTTCTTCACCCGATTCAATATCTTATATCCAGCACGGGCAGCATAAG